ATAGCCATTGTTCTTGAACCATCTAAATAAAAAACATTTCCTGTACCACCTGTTACATATAAAGTTCCTGAAGCTACTGTAACTGCATAATTTAAAAAAGGACTAGCATCTGATGTATTTATAAAATAACCTTTGTTTGCTACTGCTGTAAAAGAAGCTGACTTTGTAGTTGAGCAATAAGTTAAAGCATCACCTAAATTTGTAGAACCTAAATTTTGTAAAGTTGTTCCTGCTGGAATAGTAAATGTATCTCCACTATCTCCTAGAGTAGTTGTTGTTCCACTTCCTGGAGTTATCTTATCTACTTTTATAGTTGTCATTGGTATTTATATCTTATTATGACTACACCAGATCCACCATTTCCTCCAACTTTATTATCCGCAGATGGTCCATCATAAACTCTTTCACTACCACCACCACCTCCTCCTGTGTTAGCTGTTCCAGCAGTTCCTTGACTCGGTGATCCAGCACCACCTCCTCCACTTCCACCAGCACCTCCAGCAGATGGTATAGGTGCAGATGATCTATATGCACTTCCTCCACCACCTCCTGCTCTAGTTACTGCTGAACCTGATATTTCAGTTGATGCTCCTGCTCCTCCTGCACCACCAGCAGGGCCAGTTCCATTTGCTCCAACTGCAGTTGCTCCACCACCTCCTCCAGCACCATATTGAAGTCCTGAACCAGAACCATTACCACCATTATTTCCTTGTGATGGACTAACTGGTGGTGTATTACCTGCTCCTCCAGTTCCTCCTCCTACTGGTGAATTACCTACACCTCCACCTCCTGAACCCCCTGCTGATGAAGCATAAGGTGATGATTGTGCATAACCGCCACCACCACCACCACCAGCAGAAGTTATTGAACTAAAAATTGAGTTTGAACCTGATACACCTGTTTGATTTAATACACCTGTTCCACCAGCTCCAACTGTAATTGGATAAGATTGTGCTGAAACTGTAACATTTGTTGAACCTTCCAATGGTGAAGCTGTATAAGAATCAACTCCAGATTTTGATTCTCTAAAACCACCAGCACCTCCACCTGCTCCATGTACTGAAGAACCACCTGATCCCCCACCTGCAATAATCAAATATGAAACTTCATTATTAGATGAACTTACAGCAGAGCTATTTACTGTAAAAGTTCCGTCTGATGTGAATGTATGAATTTTATAATTTCCTGAAATCGTTTCTGTTCCTCCTGAAGCTGACATAAATGCAGGTGATGCTGTTGCATCATTTCCAGCAGTCGCTGTAATCCAACCTTGTGATGAACCTGAATAAACTAATCTTAACCCACCTCTATTTGTAGTCATTAATAAATCTACACAACCACCTTTTATTTTACTTCCATTTCTACCAAGTGTAATGTTATTTGTTGCCGCTTGACCAGTTTGATCTACAATAATTACTTCTGCACCAGTTGCTGGCGAAGCTGGTAAAGTTACTGTAACTGCTGAACCTGTATTAATTAAAAAACCTTTATTAGCTGTAGCTGTGAATGGAGAAGTTTTTACAGTTGTACAAAAAGATAAACCAAAACCTGTTGCTGTTCCATTATTAGTTAATGTTGCACCACAAGGGATTGTTATTGTATCGCCTGATTCTCCTAATTGGATTGATGTGCCAGTCTTAGGAGTGATTTTATTTACTTTAAGTTCACTCATAATTTAACCTAGTTTGATTTATATCTAATTACTATGATACCACTTCCACCAATTCCAGCTAATCCTGATCCTGATCCTTCACCAGATCCTCCACCAGCACCACCTCCAGTATTATCAGAACCATTACCACCATTAGTAGATGGATTACCTGTTCCTCCATCTCCTCCTCCACCAATTCCACCAGATACATTACCTGGACCTTCTGGAGAATTTGAAGCTCCACTTCCTCCACCAGCGAAATATCTGGCATTAGAAACTGGTCCAGCTTCTCCGTATGAAGATGCACTTGCTCCAAACATACTATTATCTACATAACTTCCAATACCTCCAATTCCACCTTTACCAGGAGTTGGTGTTGCAAAAGCACCTGCCGCACCAGCACCTCCACCAGCACCTCCGCCATTAGTATTACCTGGAGGACTTGTTGAACCATTTTGACCTTGTGGAGGACTTACTGGAGGAGTGTTTCCAGTTCCACCACCTCCGCCTGATGTTCCTCCGCCACCTGATCCACCATTTCCACCTGTACTATCTGGACCAGTTCCGCCTCCACCTTTGCCACCGCCAGCAGATGTAATTGTAGAAAAAACAGAATTATTACCATTACTTCCTCCAGAATTATCACCTGAAGCTCTTGCTCCACCAGCTCCAACAGTTATGGGAACTGATCCTACGCCTAATGTAATTCCAGTTGGGGTTGCTAAAGGAGATGTTACTGGTGCTGACATACAAGTATCATTTGATAATCTAAATCCACCAGCTCCTGCACCTCCTGCCATATATGCTGGGTCTGCTCCTTGACCACCACCTCCGCCACCACCTACAACTAAATAATCTACTACATTATTTGCTGAAATATTTGAAATTGAATTGACAGTTAATGTATCATCAGCAGTAAATATATGAGAAGTATAATCTCCACTTGTAATTTTAGTTCCACCTGAAGCACATAAAAATTTATCTCCAATATTTCCAGCTCCTTCCTCAATACTTTTCCAACCAACTGTCGCATCAACGTAAATCATAGTTAAAGATTTATGTCTCTCTGATACAACACTATCAAGACAAGTTTGATTTAATTTTGATCCGTTTCTTCCAATAGTAAGAGCATTTGTTTGAAAAGTTCCTTTATAATCTTTTATTGCAACAATATCACCAGCACTAGGACTAGCTGGTAAAGTTATTGTAACAGCACCACCCTCTGTATTAACAAAATAACCTTGTCCATTAACACCTGAAAATGGACTTGTTTTAGCTGTTGTACACCAATCAACAGCACCAGTTCTACCCATGCCTGACGTACTTGCACCTGAAGCTATTGCAACTGTTTTACCACTTGCACCTAATGTAATTGTAGAACCACATTTAGTTACTAATGCACTTCCGCATGAATCTGATACTTTATTTACTTTTATTTCACTTGTCATAATCTACCTATTGATACCTATACCTTATTAAAACTATTCCTGATCCACCATTAGCGTATGCTGGTGTAGAACCTTTACCACTTGCACCTCCACCACCTCCTCCTGTATTTGCTGTCGCATTTACTGTATCTCCAGTAGTTGTACCTGCTGATCCTCCACCTGAACCTCCTGTTCCAAATCCAACACCTGCACTATTTGGATAATGACCACCTCCACCGCCACCCCCACCAGAAAAATATCTCGTTGATGAAACTGGACCAGGTGTTCCATAGCTTGGTGCTGTTGGACCTACAAATGCATCTGCTATATATGAACCTACTCCACCATCTCCACCATCTCCAGAACCACCTGCTGAACCTACTGCACCTGCACCACCTCCACCACCGCCACCAGTAGTTCCACTTCTTGTTCCATTACCTCCAGGATTACCTTGTGGTGGTGAAACTGGAGGAGTATTTCCTGCTCCAGCAGTTCCGTCTACTCCTGATATTGATGATCCTCCACCGCCTGAACCACCATCTACGCCATTAATTCTACTTGGTGATGGCTCTGATGGACTTGGATTATTAGTGATTGCTCCTGCACCTCCACCAGCAGATGTTATAGTTGAAAATGTTGATGCAGAACCTCCTGGACCACAAGGACCAGTTCCTCCTGCTCCAACAGTTATTGGATAAGCTGTAGCAGAAACATCTAGACCTGCTGGTGCAACTAAAGGTGAATTTGATCCTGAAACTGTTGTATAATATCTAAAACCTCCTGCACCTCCACCACCGCCAGCATAACCATTAGCATCTTGTCCATTACCCCCTTGTCCACCACCACCTATTACTAAATATTCTACTTTGTTAAATGTTGGTGAATTAGATGCACTTGAAACTGTAAATGTAGCATCAGATGTAAAAATATGTGTTTTAAAATTTCCACAAGTTACAGTTGCCGCACCACCACTTGCTGATATGTAATTTACTCCTGTTACGTTAGCTGTTGAGTCTTGTATATCTTGCCAACCTTTTGTACTATCAACATAGATTAGTGTAACTGATTGTGCTTTTGTTGATAAACTGGTATTAGTACATTCTCCATTTATTTTTGAGCCATTTCTACATAGTGTAACATTATTAGTATCCCAAGTACCTGCATAATCTTTAAATGCTACAATATCACCCTGAGAAGGTGAGCTTGGAAGTGTTACTGTTATTACACCTCCTGTTGTATTTACAAAAAATCCATCACCATTGACTGCTGTAAATGGACTTGTCTTTGCAGTAGTACACCAATCAACTGTTCCAGTACGACCCATTCCGCTTGTAGAAGCTCCACTTGCAATAGAAACTGTTTTACCTGATGAACCTAAAGTTAATGTTGATCCACATTGAACATCTACTGTATTTACTTCTATCTTACTCATACTACTATTAAAGTTGCTCCTGATTCTACTGTTACTGTGCCTGATATTGTTACAGGTCCTGCTAATACTGCATTTGAATCAGCAGTTATTCTTACATCTCTTGTAATATCTTTTTTGTTATAACAATCCACGTTATTTACTCCTGGCTTGTTACCTACATAAAGAATATTGTCTTTTTCTTCCATTTAAGCTCCTTATGCTACGTCAGTTAATAATCCAACAACAATATCTACGTCTCCACCTGATGCACTTGATTGTGCTTTCAAGCTGTATCCTGATCCCAAAACAATTTTACCTTTTACTATTTCTACCTTAGAATTAGGTGGAATAGAAACACCTTTAACAAGTTTAAAATCATTTGATCCATCTCTAAGAGTTACATCTAGTGTAAGAGTAGCTGTACCTGTATTTGCACAGTTTAAACCTACAATGATTTGCTTATTACTTGTTGCAGATATTATAGTTGTTTCGGAAGCGTTTGATAAAGATACTTCTGTTGATAAAAAGTTATTTGCCATCTACCCTCCTAAAGCTATTGCAAATGGAATCGCATTTGGGTCTGATTCCGTTACACTTACTCCACCAGGTAATGTTATTGCGTTTGTTGATGTGTTAATTGAAAATAGTGTAAGATTATCTGATCCATCATTAATCTTGATAGATAGCGTACCAGAGCTAGAGTTATCAACCCAAACTGTTCCAGCAGTTACTGATCCAGGAGCTGAACTGCCTATATGGGATGAATTTACTGCCGCTAGAATATTGTTAAGTTCTGTCCTAAAACTTGCGAAACCCTGATTGTCTAATGTTACATCTGAAACTTGTGCCATAATTCCTCTTATATATATTTTTTAAGTAGATTTCAAACCATATCCTACTGCTTGAAAATCAAATGTTCTGCTTATACCTGTATTACTACTATTAAAAAACTGAATTGTAAATCCTGTTTTAGATTTACTGCTGAGAGTAAAAAAGTCACCAACTGCCATACCCTGACCAGCAATACCTATTGATGGAGTTGCAAAGAAGGCATTTGTGAAGGTTATAGTTGTACCTGATGCTGATGAGGCAATATCCTCTCCTGTCTCTGTTCTTTTCTCAAAATTAACTGTAAATTTAAGATCATGAACTTTTGCCCTTACCTTGTTATTATCTGATGTAATTTTACATCTAAATTTAAAAAATCTTCCTTTGATTGTGCTTTGTTGGGCTACTTTTTGGAATGTAGTTATATTGGCTAGAGATGTGTCATCTGCACCAACTTGTACTTCAGCTCCACATTGTATTTCTGCTGATCCGTCAAATGGACCTTTTGCATCTTCAAATATTGTTGCTCCTCTACCATCATCAAATTTATCATACTCATCTTCAGATGACATACTTGCTATTGCACCTAACGATACATCATAAATAGCATCCAAACTTAGAGTGTTTGCAAAAGTATAAAAACCAGATGATACTACATTGCCATTAAAATTAGTTGGATTAGATGTTGAGTCTGTACCACCTAAATCAAAATCACCTTGTGCAGAATCTAAATTACCTACACCATCATCAAAGTCAGTTATTGTATCAAGTATTAAAACTTTCCTAGCGGCAAAGTCTGTACTAATTGCTACGTTTGAATCTCTTGTTCCATTAAAATCTGCCATAATTACTCACTAAATGTTGCTGTCCTTACAAAGTTTGCTTGACTACTAATATTTGTTGTTACAAATGAGGCATTAGCTGAACTGTTACCTAATTTATCAACAGCTTTTATACAAAATGTGCCAGTAGCAAAATTTACTACTAATGAATTTGATTTACGTCTTACAACTTTTGCAAGAGGTGTACTCTCATTCCAAGTTGAACCACTTGTAACATCTTGAAACCTTACTTCATACCAAGAAATATCTAAATCTGTAACAGGAGTCCAAGATAACTCCATTTGATTTGATCCCACTAAACTTACAGATAAATCTGTTACATCACTAGGTATATCTGTTGCACCTACTATTGTTCTTGTTGCAGATGTAAATGTGCTTGATACACCAAAACTATTTATTGCTTTTACTCTTACACTATATTCAACATCATCTTTTACGTTTAATAACTCATGTGATAATTGTGATCCTGTTGATATTATTTTAAAATCAGACTCAGAAGTTTGTTTTGCTTCAACTTGATAATTTGAAACAAATTGATCTGGTGAAGCTCCTATTAATATATTTAATCTTGTTATTACAATTCCATCAGAATATTCAATAAGCTCATCTGATAAAGTTACAGATGCTGGTGCTTGAATTGTAAAAGGATCAGGCAAGTTAGTAGTTGGTGTGCTTGATACTTCTCCTTTTGTAGCAAAAGTATAAAAGCTATCTTGGTGTTCTACTAAATTAAGTTCTATGGTATAATCTTCATTAAATGTCATTGACAAAACTCGGAATGCTTTTGATGAAAAACCTAGACTGGATATTGTTATATTTACTATGTCTCCTATGTGTAGTGCATATGCTTTAAAACCAACAGTAATATTTAGCCCAATAGATTCTCTGCTTCTTCTTAATATTATTTCTGCCATCTCTTCCGTTTGGTACGGAGAAGTTAATGTCTTAAAATCAAATCTACCTTCTAATAAAAAACCTCCATCTGCTGTTTTCATTGTTGCGTGTTGATCTGCTGATGGCAAACTACTATCATCTGTTGGAGGAAAAGTAATTTGATCTGCTTGAAAGTTACGATCTGGATTTATAAATGTTGCTATTACTCTGTTAAATTTTGTATTTTTAGATGGTGAAGCTAAAGAGTATCCACCAATAATATCATCTTCGCCTAAAGATAAACTAGCTGATCCAGTTGTTTCTATTACTAATCTATATTTACCCTGAACATAAGGTAGATAACCTCTGCAACCTCTTAGTATATCTCTGACATTATCAATAACTTTTCTTGATGTATCAATCACTCCATTGCAATCAAATAAATTTATTTGTGACCCTCCTGAAAATGGTGTGACTTGTGTTGAACAAACTACTGACGCATCAAAAAAACTTTGTAAATCTAAATTTCCTGTTGCAATTCCTTTTCCATATCTTTCATTTCTTAAATAGTCTAATAAACAAAAAGCAGGATTTGTGTTGAATGATGCTGTTTGTTCTGTAAGATTAGAAGCTAATGTTACAATTTTTTTACCTTGTACTTTTGCCTGGACCTGTGGCACACCTCCAAACACATCTCCATTCCACTTAAATTTAAGTGCTAAATATGCAACACCTGATAACTTATGATTTGTTCCCCAGCTTGATAATTCTGATAACAAACTTGAAGAAGATTGACCATCAGCACCAAAATGCGGTTCAATTGTAATATAACTAACATCACTTTTATAAAAATTACTATCTGAACTTGCTACTGTTCTTTGAGTGTTGTCGGCCATAGCTCCAGTAAATGTAACTACTTTATCATCTACTCTTATTTCTGTAATACCATTGATTTCACCTTCTGATAAAACTAGAGCTATATATAAAAACTCATTATCTGTTCCTGATGTTTCTATAAATACTCTTGTTCCACCTACAAGTCTTGTTCCATATATAACAGGTATTGAAGCATTATTAGATTGTTTATTTAATAATATACCTCTCTCTGTTTCTTCAAAATCATTTGTACCAAAATCTGGAACTTCAGGTTTTCTTGATCTTAAAAACAACCAACCAACAGCAAAAACTCCAAGAGCAACAAAAGGATTTATTTTACCTAAAAAACTACTTATTTTTACTGCTCTAAAAACTTTTGTTACAGTTTTTACTGCTCGTTTTGCGGCTTTAAAAATTCCCATTATTTTCTACCCCATTTAATATCTAATACAGTTTGTGATGCAAAATCCATACCAACATCTGTACTAAAAAATCTTTGCTGTGAATTATTGTTTGTTTGTCTGCCTGATTTTTTTTCAAAGTCTGCCCAATGAGATACAACAGATAAATTAACAGTAGATGTTGTCTCTGTTTCTTCTATTTGAAATGTATCTACATTGCCTGAATATAATAATATTGGATCAGCTATAACAGCGTTAGATGAGTTTAAAAAACCTCTAAATATATCTACTGTATCATTTACAATATTCTCGTTTAAAACTGTTGATATAAAAGTTGTATTTGCACCTGATAATGCAACATTTACAGTTGTTTTTGTTACATCTGTTTCTTCTGTAAATGTAGGAACTGTAATTAAAAAAGCTGATGCTGAATATGTTTTGCTTGATCCTGATACTGATGAAGTAATGTCAAAAGAAGCATCTGTCAAATTGACAGGAGTTGAGAAACCTATTGATACAAGATGAACTGGTCTAATGTCATTTGTTGCCAGTTCGTTTGTTACTGCTGTCGTTAGTGTCCTTGCCATAATCTTCTATACTCTTCCTTATTACCTTTATATCACCATTTACTTTAAAGTCTGCATTTTTTGATGGAAACTCATGTTCATTTAATTTAAGTTTTACAACATCAATACTATCAGCATCTACAATCTCTTCTGCCAATATATCAGCGTTCATAAAATATTTAATTTTATATTGCTTCTTCAACATCTAATTCAAATTCGTATAAAAGATTTCCTGTGTTATCTGCACCCACAGCACCAAACTCTTGTATATCATTTGTTAGATGTACAGTAAAAGGGACATTATTGTAGGTAACAACTTCATCATCAGCTAGTGTATTTATAAGAGGTGGCTCAATAGTAACAGTAGCCGCATTTGAAGATGATGTTACATCTTCTACAATCATATAAACTTTTGTGTGGGAGGCAAATTTAATTAAGTCTCCTGCCTTAAATCTACCTGCCCCATCACCTGCGAAACCATCCATTGCAATAGTAGTATCTCCTAAAGAATGTGATCCATTTACAGAGATTACATTAGTTTCGCTTCCTCTGGTGCTTTTGACCTCTGGAGGAATAATGGTAAAATTTTCTTTTGATGATCTTTGTTTCATAATAAAGGCCATAAGCTCACCATATACATCTGATCTTTTTGCTGTAATAATATTAGCTGTAAATCCAAATCTTTGATTATCTACTTGTCTTGCAAGTTTTTTACCATTTATAGATTTTGATATAATAGTGTTTTGATTAGACTTAATACCCATAGTCTGGAATGCTGAATTAGATATTGGAAATGCACCTGCCATTATATTAGTTCTCCTCTGCCTCTCTCAGTTAAAGCATTATTTATAATTGATGTAATTGTTGCTCTATTTTCTACAAGTGCTTCATCAAAACCTCTTGAGTCTATTGTATTGATATTAAAATTTACATTTACAGCTCTACCACCCATGCCTCTTGCAGATTGTGTTACCTGACCTGTTGCATTAGGTATAAATAATTCTGGCCCTCTCTCACCAACAATAGATGCTCTCCCTGCCATCAAAGCTCCTCCATTAGCTTTACCCATAAATGGAATAGACAATAATGTTGATACAAAATCTCTTTTGGATTGATCTTTTTGAGCTTTGTTTTGTTTATTTTTTTCAGCAGTTATTTGTTGTTCAATTCCTAATTTTACTAAAAGATTTGCAATAGCTGTCTGTTCAAGAACAACTTGTAATGCTATTTTTGCGGCTATCTCTACTAATGCAGAAATAATTTTAATTAGTATTTGTTCTCCTAATACCCTAAAAGATTTTTGAAGGTCTTTGCCTAAAACTATTTGTTCAGCAATACCTTTTGACATACCTTTGATTCCCATATCAAATATCTCAAATGCTTGTTGAGATAATTTTGTAAGTTTCTTCAATGATTCTTCATTAAGTTTTTCTAATTCTTCTCTAAATGGTGATATGTTTCTTTTTAATTTAGCCGCTTCTGCATTTGCTTCTGCTATTTTTTTGCCAAACTCTACTGTTGCTAATGTATTCTTTTTTATGTTTTCTCTTACTAAATCAAAACCACCTCTAATTTTTTTTGTAGCATCTTCCATTTCCAAAAGATGTTTAAAGTTCATATCTAAATCCACTCCCATACTTTGGAGTAATTTTTTAATTTGATTTATAACTAGACCTAAAGCTAAAACTAAGACTCTACCTTTTGTTCCAAGCATAAGAAAACCTAATATTCCAAGCTCTCTTACAACAGGTGGTAAGAAATTAATTATATCTATTACACCTTTTATCCCTGATACAACCATTAAGAAAAAACCTTTAGTCATATTAAATAAACCAACTATTCCAACAACAGCTTCTTCTATAAAACTAACTAATCCTGTTCCTAATCTTTGAGAAAAGTCTTTTAGTTTTTTCTCATTCTCTGCAAGAAGTTCATTAATTGTAATTAGACCACCTTTTATAAAATCAAAAAAACCAGCTTCATTTGTGCCTAGTTGGAATTGAAAAATTTTATCTTGGATCATTGATAGAGTACCATCAAATGTAGTACCTAGAAATTTAGCGGCCTCTCCAAACTTACCATTTGGTCCAAACACTTCATCTAATTTTTTCTTTGTTTCTTCAACAGTAACTGCAACACCAGATGTAAAACCTAACATCTCTCTTACACCACGTTCTCTAAATATTTCTGCTGAAGCTATACCTGCTGATAATGACCTTTGAATCTGCTCTGCGGTAATTCTAAAATCTAATCCTGTTACCGCCGCTATGTTACCAACAAGCTGTAAGTTTTTTCCTAGCTCATCTGCATCTTTTGATACAACTGCTAGATTACCTGATGCCTGTGCTATTTCTTGAAGTGTAAATGGAACTTTACCTGCAAACCTGACTAATGTATCAAATGCTTTTCTACCTTCTTCAACTGATCCAAATAATAGTAAGAATCTTAATCTTAACTGCTCTACTTCTCTACCTACATTTATAAATGATCTTACAACTAAACCAGCACCAATACCAACGATTGCAGATTGAACAGAAAATAATGATCTTTTAAGATTTGCAAGACCAGCTTGTACACCTCGTAAAGCTACCTTTGTTTTGTCTTTTGCTAATATATTTAATACTAAATTCTGTGCCATATTCTACATTGGTTTTTTTCTATCGTACTCATCTTTTTCTAGCATTAAAAATCCTAACCACAAGTTAAATTCAGCTTCTGACATATCTAATACTTGCTTTAAGGTTATTTTTAACCTATCGGCTAGTATTAACATATTTCTTAATTCAGGTGTAGTATTTACTTTTTTTTTGACTCGTAAGCTGTCGGTGCTGAAACCATTGCGGCGGCTATCTTGGCCAAGACATCAGAATCTACTTTGTGCATGATGTCTAATTTGTCAGTTGTTTGGAATAATTTATTACCATCGTTGTCAAGAGCTTTCATTATTACAATATCAGCAAGTAAAGCAACGTCATTTAAGCTGTCAGATTTAGTAAATAATTTTTTCTTTTCTGCTAATGTTATAGGATTCCAAAAGATAGTTGATGGTTTTCCATCATCATCCTTCCATTCCTCTATCTCAATAGATTGTACACCTAGCCCTGCAAAATGGGACTTGGCTCTGTCTATTATTGACATAAATTATTATTCAGTTCCTATTGTTAAAGCACCAGTTCCTTGAAACGTAACACTTCTTGCAACTATTCCATCTAAAGGTTGATTAACAGACATACCAGTAATGATACCTGCTCCTTCAAATTTTCTGTCACCAGATGAGCTACCTTCTGGAAGTAGTTTGAAAGTAACACTTGCTCCTGCTGTTAATTGTGTTTGCACACTATCAGCTTCGTCAAAGTGCATTTCTAAAGTACCTGAAAATGAAGTTCTACCTGCAACAAATGATTTTGCCGCATCTTCCATTTTCGTACTCTCTACAACGTCTCCAGTAGTTTCAAGTGTAAATGAAGTAAGTTCACCTACTGCTGAACCTCCGACTACAACTTGTCCTTCTTTTCCATGATGTACTGCCATATTTTCTCCTGTAAAACCCTTATATTATTTTTCTTCTTCCTCGTCAAACTCTTCTTCATCTAATTCTTCTTCATCCCACTCTTCTTCTTCAGATGAGTTTTCTTTAAGTTCATTTAACAAGTCTTTTACCTCTTCACATAATAAAGATTCTTTATCGTGTAAATGTTCAATCTTTTCTATTTTCTTTTCTATTTTTTCTATAATTTTGTCTGACATATTGCTCCTTATGGTGTTCCTGCTTCAAATGTGTAAATACACCTTATAGTCATCCGTATCCCACCGATTGGGAATAAAGTCCCTTCGTCTGTTTCCACAGATACGATTTCAGTATCAAGTGCATTGCCACTTCTAGTAATATCAGATTCTAGTTCTGTTTCAATAGCAGTTATCAACTGATTTCTTAATGTATCAATATTAGACTCTGCACCTTTTACAAAACCGCTTAAAACAAAGTCAATAGTGCCTTGCCTTCTCTTTGCACCATCACCCATTTCTATATCTTCTCTTGTTTCTTCTGATGTTTGTACTATTACAACTGGGTATTGTTTATCTGATAATTCATCCAGATCAAATGGTTGTCTTGTTACCTTCTTGATTGATGGGCTAGTTATGCCACTTATTGTAGACGCTATGTTACTTGCAATATTCTCTCTTGTACTCAAAACTTCATCCTCCTAATTTCTTTTTCCATAAATCTTATAAATTGTTTCTTTATAATCTTTTCCGTTCTATTATTAAAACCAAAAAATTCTCTTTTTGGCTCATTTAATACCTGGTTAAACAAAGCTCTTGTTCTCATTTCTGCATTGTTAAAAAAAACAGATGCTTTTTTCTTTGAATGCACTTTTGTTGTTATAGCACCAAGCATCCTTCCTGTAAAAAATAAATCTACTTTTTGCGATTTACCCTCTGCTTGTAATCTTTTTAAATATGCTTCAGAATAAGGTGCAAATCTTCTTCTTCTAAAATCTTGTTGTTTTTTTGTTAATTCAAGTATTATTTCTCTTAATTGAAAACTAGCTTGTTGTAGTCCTTTTTTGGTGATGTTTGGGAACTTATTAAAAAATCTGTCTAAACTTCTTTGTATAGATTTAACATTAGAAGTTAATGTAACACTTACAGGCATTATCTAACCAGTTTTCTAAATCCATGTAATGGCTCTCTCTCATTGACACTTATAGATGCGTCTTGTTTTGAGTCATACTCTACACCATCTTCAAGTATCATTCTAAATTCTTTATTATACTCTGACATATAATATTCACCCATTCTCTCAAATCTATCTTTATCTGCTTCTGACCTAAATTTTGTTAATGCTGGTAACATAAATCTTCCAAGAAAAAGATATACACCTGCTCTTTTAAATTGGTCCAGATTAACTTTTGTATTATCCATCTCAGGAGTGTTTAATACTGTAATATCTGTATATACATTTGTTTTATATGTTGGCCACCACCTAGCTCTTAATTCTCTTAAAATATCGTTTGTAGTTTCTGATAAATAAAATGTTACTTCTGATGATCCAGATGCAAAACCAAAGTCATAAATATCTGATTGATATTTACTTACATCTGTTGCTACAATTACATCAGCACCTGTAAAATTAGCCATAACCTTTTATAATCCAAGTTTTGATTTTTTGCCAAAGTCTAATAATTCTTCTTCTTATTCCACCTTCAACAACTTTAATTTTTTTCTTCATAATTTCTCCTATGCTCTATGGGCGATTTCTCGCCCATAGAATTATGATTATTAGCTTACTATACTAGAGTCACCTTGTATTTCAACTCCGTATGTATCATGTAGTTCACCCACACCATACACAGCAGTTGCTACAATTTCGTCTGCTCTTAAAGAAGCGTCTCTTTGAGTTTCTACTTTTAGGTCTTGCATCATTGCCATACCTAAAGCGTCTCTGTGGAACATAGCTGATTTGAAATCACCTGCATTACCAGTATTCGCAATGTTAGAAGTTTCAAAGATTCTGATTCCACCGAGTGATCCGATAAAACCATTTCTTAATGCTTCGTTTGCTAAGTCAGATACATTTCCAGAAGTTGCAAATGTGTTTGTTATGCCTTTTTTAAGGTCATAAGCAATATCTGGATGAAATACTGCCGCTACATCATTTAAAGGAACATTGTTTCTTCTTAATGTTG